CTATCCGGTGATTTCGCTGATATTCAGGTCCGGAACTGCTTCGGACCAAATGATTTCGGCGTGGTCCCGCTGGTAGTTCTTGGTCATTCCCTCGCTCGCATGGCCTGCGATCTTCTGCCCATCCTTTCCGGCTTTCTTGTACAAGTGCAGCGATAACGCTCGCACTTCGTGAAGGCCTGGCATCTCTTCCTTTTTCCATCCCGCGTAGCAGTTCGCAGCCTCCCTGGCCTCCTTGAATGCTCGCGTCAGATACCTATCCTCAACCTTCGTCCAGTGGTCCTTTGTTTGTGCCTGCTTCTGTTTCAGACGGTCTGGTTTGCGGTGCACCAGGTACGGCGAAATCACGTCGTCGCGGCAACGGCTGATTACAGCTTGTAGCTCCGGCGTCACTCGAAACCGAATCCAGGCGGCATCGCTGGCCTTGGCTGTCTTTTTCTGCACAACGTAGAGGAAGCCATCCCTGACCCCATCAAAGCGCATGTCCAGGATGTCGGTTCGCCGCTGGGCGGTAATAAGAGCCAGGTCGATTGCATTCTGTAGCCATGCGGGCGACTTTTCCCTGATCGCTTTCAGCCCCTCGACGGTATGTCTTTTGCGCTGCTTTTTCTCGATCCGATTGATAGTGCTGGCCGCGGGGTTGTCGGGGCATAGGCCTTTGGCTGCTGCGTGGTTGAAAATATCGATCAGCAGCGCCCGGGATTGGTTCGCCGAGCGAGGCGTAATCGCGTCCAGCATCTCTGCGATCATGCGTATCGTGATCTGGTCGACCGCCTTGCCTTCGAACTGCTTCCGGAAGCGACGGAAGTGCACGGCATAAAGGCCAAGGGTCCCTTTCGCCAACTCGCGCGGTGGGAGGACCTCGCGCTCGTAGGTATCGAGGAATGTGGCGAACGAATCCGATGAAGCGGTGAGCACGGCGCCGACCAAGTCAGCGCCGCGCATGAACTCAAGGTTCAGTTGTTTTGCGGCGTCAATCGCCTTGACGCGATCGCCGCCGAACTGGAACCACTTCCCATCGGTAGGCCGGCGATAGCGATATGTCGACCGGCGCGCATCGAAGTACAGATTCTGCGGTAGGTTCTTGTTCGCCTTGTTGCGCGGCCGAGGGACCATCATGCAGCTCCTTTCAATACCATTGCCACCAGGTCGTTTCCGTCTGAGCGGGTGAATGCGGTCCAGTCAACGTACCAGAGTTTGCCAATCTGCTCTCCTGGCACCGTGCCGTTACGGATATGGTTTCGGATCGCTTGAGGGCACTGAGGCGTACCGTTCTCGCCCCAGCGCCGGCGCTGGAACTCGCTGATCTTGATCAACTCTCTTTTCATTGTGTGCTCCTTTCCTTGCTTGGCAGCATGAGGTGGCCCGCCGCTCACCGGCAGGCATGTAGGGGGATTGGGGTTAGGGGTTCTTGCGTTCTGGCGGGGAGGGCGGGAATCCAAAGTAGTGCCGGCGCTTTCCGGTGTAGCCGCATTCGCTGCAACCCGTGGACGGGCCGCAGCTGCAACCACCCTCGCAACCGCAGCCACACCCCGAGCAATCCAAAGTGCACCAGCTTTCCTGCTCGACCTCGCCTTCCTGGTTGATCGAGTAGTTGACTCGGCGGTCGAGGCGAAAGCCTGTGATCTTCTCGGCATCCTCATAGGTCGCCGGTACCGAACGGAACCCATACTGGGCGGCAGGATCATCCACGAAACGGCGAACAACTCTCATGGCCTTGGCCCCTTGTAGATGTACACGTAGGCGAACCAGAGGGTGGCGATCATGGCGTCACCCCATCAGGTTTGTATTTTGTGAGCCGCCACTTGGTGTTGTTGCTCTGGCTGTGATCCGACTCGACCAGGCCGTCGCGCTTCATCAGCTCCAGTTCGCGGCGGATCTGCTTGGTAGTGAACGGCTCAATGTGGAAGCGGAACCACCAGGTGCAGAACCAGTTATCGCGGGAGCCGCCGGCGCCGCTCATGTACGTGGTGATGCGCTGGCGCAGGCTCATGGTGCCACCCGCGCCGCCGCGATTTCATCGATGAGAGATTGCGGGAGCTGTGCGACATACTCGCCTTCGGACCACGACAAGGGCTCGGACTGGCGGATCATCTCGTTCAACAGCTCGAACGCCGCGAGCAACTGGTCGTCGCGGATCTCGCCGTCCTCCGGCAAGTCATCGCAGAAGTGGTCTGCCGGATCGATTTGGCTGGGGTAGTTTGGTTCACAGATGCAAAGCTGCAGGTCAGCCAGGTCGACATCGCTTTCGATCAGGTAGTCGCGCAGGCTGTCCACATCGAAGAAGTACTGGTCGCTATCGAAGAAAACCAGTGGTTCCCCTGACCACTCTTTGATGGGCATCGCCGCAAACTTCGCTTGGCGCCTTGCCTGATGGCATTCCTTGCAGTAGCTGTTCACCTCATAAATTTTATGCTCAGGGTTCGCTTCGCAGCGGCGGTGAGTAGCGCCGGAATAGCGGGCAAGGTCCTCATTGCTGCCGAAGAAACGGCCATCAGCAGAAACCCAGCCGGTTACCGTTTTGAGGCTTGCTGCTTCTGGTGCGTCGTACATGATGATTGGCTTTTGCGCAGTCATGACTTCGTCCTTGCCGCTATAGCGGCTGACTTTGAAGGGGGAGGGGTTACAGGTTTTGCGGGTGGAGTGCGGATGTACTCCTATAGGGGTTCAGTGTTGAGGCTGGCGATCTCAAAGACACCGAAGCCCTGGTCTGACAATGACTTGAGCAGCGAAAGCCCATGATCAATACCGTCACCTCCAGGCGAACAAGATCGCGCGGCAGCTCCGAGCTTGCTGGCTGCCACATTGTCAGGCTGGTCAACGTACGTGTAGGCGCGCTTGGTTTCTGGCGCGTCAAATGCCTTGCCATAGATTCCGATCTTGCAGGTTTGAAGCACCGATACCGGCTCGGGCTGCTCGGCGCCGAACTCCAGACAAGCAAACCACAGGCCCTGCACATACTCGTCGGCGTAACCGGTGCGATCATCGCCACGGGCCAGGGATCGACCATCGAGGAAGCCGAAGACCGGGTGCTTGGTTGCCATCACCCATTTCTGAAAACGCTCGCGCTTACCTTCAACTTGCGATTTTGCGCAAGGTGCCGATTCAGCATCCAGCAGGGCGCGCAGCTCTTCCCGAACCAAGTCGCTGTCAGCCTTGGACGGAGGAACCTGCATAGGTGCATGCTGGTCGAGGTGACGAGTTAGAGCCTCAATAGCGTGCTCGATAAGCTCACGCGATACGCCGTAAATCGTTTGATTGATGGTCATGGCAATTCGTCTCCGACGATCATCTTGCAGGGGCCCAGGCGTACAGCCTTGAGTTCAGCCCGCAAATCATCTATCTCCTGATCGGCAGCGGTCAGGCGCTGTTGCAGTGCGGCCTCTCGATCTTTTCCGGCGTCGACGGCCCTCATGGCTTGCGCGTGCTTACGTCGCCAGTGCAGCACGGCATCCAGCTCTTCGACCGTTTGAATTGGCTTGCTCATGTTCATGACCTCAATTGTCTGTGCCGGTGTAGGTGCGCCATGGCACCTTCACGCCGTTGACCAGAAAGCCCCAGTCACCACGCCACTTGCTGGTGATGAAGAGGGTGTAGACGCCGCCTGGTGATATCTGGTCGATGCGGTGGTACTCGCCGTGGTTGAGGCGGGCGGTGTCGCCGGCGCGCCGATCGATGTACTCGGTGGCCTGGGCGCCTGAAGGAACGTTGAGGCCCGACAACACCGGGTCTTCGCTATCGAGCAGTCGCTGTTCCACATACCAGCCGCGCAGGATGATGGTGCGGGCGTTCCACGGGTGGTCGTGCAGATCCCCGTCTTCGTCGTGCCGCATGATGTGGTGCACGCGGAACGACCATGGGCACCACCACAGTGCTGGCTTGTGCGTTTCGCGGGAGTAGGGGTTGAACAGCCACCAGCGGCCCATGTACATCTCGGCGCCGTCGGCGGACATGATGTGCAGGTACGGGTTTCGCTGGGCGCGGTTGATGAGCCAGGCGGCAACCGCCGGGCGTGCAAGCAGCTTGGCGACCAGGCGCCAGAACAGGTTGATCACGGGGAGTCCTTTCCGGGCCATGCCCGGGGTGTGGTGCTACGATGGCCCCTTCCTCTAAATGGGCTGGACCATGACAAAGCACGATATTTACGATGACATCGAAGGCTTTCAGGTTTGGAACTACATGGAGTGCGACAAGGACGATGAGGGCCGGGAGACCTGGCGTATCAACGTCGAGGTAAAGCGTGGTGGTGAAGTGGTGGTGCCGGTTGTTGCGGGTGACCGAACCTATGTTGACCGTGGCCTGGCGCAGGTGGCTGGACGTGAAGTCGGGGCTAGGCTGATTGCCGGCGCAGGCCTATAGGCTTTCTGTGGGCGTTTGCGCACCTCGACAGGCGGGCGATGTCTCTGGTTAATTGTGCGAATTCAGAAAGTTTTTGAAGGGATATGAGTGAATGGACACGAAGGACTATTGGACGCTGGGAATGTCTGGGTTGGCGCTAGCTGCATCCGTGATGAGTGTCTATTTCAATATTTTCTATAAGCCAGCGAGAGCAATGGTGCTGTTGCTTCAGCGTGATTACAGCCCGGAGACCAGAGAGCTATGGGAGTCTTATCCATCAGGCTACAAATGCGAGCCAATGAAAACAAATGTTACTTACAGCGTAAGCAATACAGGAAAGCAGGCTTTATGCATTAAATCAGTTGAGGTTCTTCGCGGACCAAGTTCAATGGGGAACCTTAGAGACTCGCGAAGTTTTCATATATTGGATTCAAATCCCATCGATAGTTTTGTTTTACTGCCTGGAGAGATTGAAGTAATCAAGATTAGTTACGAGGTGGAGTCAATAAATATTGATTTGGTCCAAAATCCCCACCGCATCATCAGCTTGGAGCTTGTCTCCGCTGCAGGAGATCGATACCAAATTTGCCACGACATTACCAATTTGAACGACACATCTTCATTGCATCATCCTATTTGGGATGCTCTTGAGCTTGGGCGGCCCGTGAGATCGGACGGATTTGTCTGAGGCGTAGCTCAGGAAGCGCACCATGCCTCAGGAGCTCAATCGGCAAACCCGACCTTCTCCGCGCCGGTTATTGGGTTGATGGATTGCACTCAGAAAAACCTGACGGTGACTGCGATGAGTACGAAAACAGATGTGGAAGCGATACGCCTGATCGGCGATGAGGTTGTACGCCTGCTCAGCCTTCCTGATGAAGCGCTTGAGGAAGAGGCCCGCCTGGGACTCATGCTGATCGCTGACCTAGCGAGGTGGCGCGACCTGGCCGGGCTATCGGCCGCCGAGCCTGCTGGCACAGTTCGTTGATATGGGGTATTACGGGTGACCGGCATGGAGCCGGAAAGAGGAATGCAAATGGCGAGTTTGAAGCAGTGGCTTCAGTGGTTATCAGCGGTAGCTGCGATATGCTCAGCAGGTCTTTGGCTTTACTCCGCAATAGTCAAAGCCAAATCTGGCGATCGCTTTGAAAGCGATGGCATGAAGTCATTTGCGCTCAATGACACAGCGACTGGCACCAACATCCACGAAACGCTGAAGAAACAATCATTTTGGAACGCGTGGGCGGCAGTTGTGGCTTCGATTGCGGCTTTCACACAGGGCATTTCAATGCTTCTTCCGGATTAGGAATCAAGCTGCGTTGCGCTGTCCAAGCACTTGCTGGCGTGCGGCTTCAAATTCGCTGCCCAGGATTTCGGCGGCGCCCTCGATGTTCTCGTTTCCATCCTCAAGCCGCAGGCCGAGGTTCAGGTAGACGACCCCATCCAGCTCAAAGAAAACTCCGCCGCACATCCACAGGGCGCCTGGGTTCAGGCCGATCGCATTCCAGGCATCGTCCATATCAATGCTGTCCGGGCAATGCTCCTTCCACAGTGCTGACAGTCGTTCATGCTCGGCGACCTGAGCCGCGCGCGCTTCCTTCGGCGTCCCTTTCGCAGGCTTTGCGCTGGAGCGTAGCGCTCGGTAACCGTACTGGTCCGGACGGCACCAGTGCACATCCAGATCACGGCTTGCGCTGAGCTTCACGCCGCCAACGTAGCTGCGGCTGCCGGAGCGCATTGGTGAAGTCTCGCCGCCGAACACCTGGCCCAGCTTGGCGCGCTGCGCGTTCCAGGCCGCTCGCTTGGTGTCCCAGGCGTTCACCGCAGCAACCACGGCAGGGGCGGTGGTCTTGTACATGTAGTTGCTCATGGATTATCTCCAGTCAGGCGCCGTCCTCCGGTGGCCGGTGGTGGCAATTTTGGTTTGGGTGGGGTATCACAGGTCACCGGTATTGAGCCGGCTAAGGGAGAACTGCTGATGTCTACTGATCGTGAGATCGCTTTGGAACAGGCGCTGGTTGCTGTGATCGCCGCTTCAGAAGCTGCGGGAGCCAGCACCAAGGATTTGCTGGACATCGCGCAAGGGCTGATCATTGGTAAAAGCCCATTTCAACAAGTCGAAGATCGGCATGTAGCAATGGCGTGCCTGGAGATCAGCAACGCGCACGCCACCGCGCTTTCTCTCAAGTCTGAATAGCGTTTATGGTGGTTCAATACCGGTCTTGCTGAATTCTGCAAGCTGTCGCGACTGCTTTTCGGTAACTTCGAAAGCCGGTCGCGACATGGTGACGAAGCGCGCAGATTCTTCGGCCGGCGCTGCTGCCAGATTGATCAGTAACGTCGACACAGTTTCCTGCCACTCCTCGAAGTCGTGGCGCTCGCCCAGCACCTGAAGTGCATCATCGAGCGCTTTCGAGACAATCAGCGTTCGCTTCTCGGCGCCGATCCTGTCGAGCAACGCCTTCTCTTTCGCGCGCTTGTCCCGCTGGATCTGCGCGTTGTCCTTGGCCATGGCCTACCTCTTCGATTTCATGTGCTGGCAAATCAAGCCATGCCTGCCGCCGGCGCTGTCGCACCTGGTTGCTGATGCGCTTCATGGGGTGTCGGCGAACTTGAAGCCGTTCTCCTGGGCGATCAGCGTCACGCGCTTGATGTGCATGCCCAGGTTCTTTGCTGCCACGCTGGCTACGACGCCCTTGGCGGCTTCGGCGCGCACCAGAGGTGCCAGCTTGTCGCGTTCTTTGCGGAGGCGTTCGTGGTGAGCTGTGGTCCCGTTATAGGGGCCGTCGACTCCGACGCCGTTCGGGATCACCTGAACTGACTTGCCGGCGCCGAAGTAAGCGTCTAGCTGCTGGTTCAGGTTGTCGATGATCGAGTCCCGCGGGTTGGGCATGGGCACGCCGATCATGGCTGCGCACCGCCCGACAGCGTTACCTTCACGCCGTCCGCTCGCGATTCCAGGGCTTGGGCGAAGTTGCTGGCTTCCTTCCAGGTCCAGCGGAAGCCCTTCACCTTGCCGGTTGCAATCTCCACGATGTGGTAGGCCTTGCCGGCAGTGCGGATCTGAAAGCGAATCTTCTGCACGGGTGGCTCCTTGCCGATCAGGGCGTAGAACTCGGCGGTGGCGATGCGGGAGCGCACGTGCAGGGCCGCAACCCCGTCTACGCGCTGTTGAATTGATGCGTGCATGGTGGATACCTCAGTGGGTTGCGTTTATTCGTCAGCACCCTGACCGCCTGCTGGTTGCCGTTGGGCCCAGGGGAGGGTGCTGACGAATAAAGGCGAGGTGCAAAAAAGCCCAGTAGGGACTGGGCTTTTCATTGCGGCACATAGACCTCCCTATGTGGCGCGGGGTGGCGGTTGAGCGCCCGGGTTTTATTTGTGCATGGTGAAAATCCTCCATTGTTCGCTCACTGGGTTGGCAGTGGCCACCGTTCTCTAGGGTTGCTGCATGCAGGTGGGCGGTTATAGGCCGCGTTTTCGTCCGCATCCCGCTGCACCCTGTCGCCAAGGTGCAGAAGTGATGCTGTCCGTCCTATTGCCGCCGGAAGGGGCGGGGCGCATTGCATGCCGGGTCATTCACTCGGTTCTGGCGTTTCACCATCGAGCAGCCGTACAAGGTTTTCCCTGTCGTTGGCAGGCTTTCGGGCCTGTCTGCTCGCCGGTCGCCGGTAGAGGCAATGCGGTCTGTTGTTTGTTGCGCTGGCTGTTAAAGAGCGGTGGGCCTCGTGTACTTGCTCAGAAGCACAAGTCGGCTTGCATTTATAAAAGCATGCTTGTGTATTGAGTGCAAGCACGCTTGTGTTTATTTTGCTTACTGTATGTATGTACAGCATTCTTGGGAGGTGAATATGGCTAAGCAGAAGGGAAGCCCGGCAGGCTCGGCGCGGGGAGAAATGGCCGGCATGGAGCGTCTGGGATTGAGGGTTTCATCAATGATCAACCACCCCGTGGCGCAGGCGCAGCGCTGGGTCACGATTCATCGCCTGGACACGGACGGGGATAGGGAGTGGGAGGAGGTGCTCAGCGTGATCGCCGAGACGGAGGAGCTTGAGCTGACGCTCAATGACGACGGCAGCGTGACTGTGAGGTGGGAGCAGCAGGAAGTGGAGGCAACAGGAAGGGCGGAGGTTGAGTTTGAGCCCGAAGAGGCGCTGGCGCCTTTCTAATGGGCACAAAAAAGCCCGGCTCTTGCCCGGGCTTTTGGCGGTTCGGAAATATCAGTGAATAAACTTAGCTGCAGTAAATGCAATAACGGCAAGTGCTATAGCGGTACTGATAAACCACTTGGTCTGCGAGGTGAAGCCCTCTGCAATAGCCGTCTTTAGATCAGAAAGATCCGCCTTGGTGGCCATAGTCTTCTCGACCCCCTCAAGCTTCGTTTCGATGCGCACGAGCTTCTCCCTGATTTCCAGGGTGGACTTCTCGAGTGCAACCAAGCGCTGTTCCAAAATATCTCCTCCGCTGCCGCCACCGCCGCCGCCTTTTCGGTCTTTTCCGTGAGCTTCGGCTTTTTTAAGTTCTTCACGAAGATAACGTACGTTAGAAGTGAAGTCATTCTCCATTGTTGTCAACCCCTTCCCTTGCAAGGGTTTCCAACCTTTCCGCCGCCTGCTCCATGAATCCTACGAACTCCTTGAGCCTACCCCATGATTCTTCCGCTGCCGCTTTGACATTCTGATCATCACTTTCCATAAGTGCACTCGAGATACTGATCATTCCTGAGCCAAGCTTGGAGATAGCCTTGTGGTAGCTGTTCAGGACATGGATAAGGTCTTTAGCTGAAACAGGCTTAAGCCCTAGTTTATCTTGGTTTTCCATAACTATTCTCAGCCTGATTATCTAGGGTATAGCGCGGCGCTATGCCACGCTCCCAGGAGCTTTATTGCACAAAGGCCACGGCGTCACACCGGTTGGCCGTTCCACACGTAGAGCACGCGGGCCAGGATATGGGTGTCATCCACGCGGATCTCTTCGATGTCGTGATGCTTGTTGTCCGAGATCATCTTGAAGCGGTCCTTACCTTTCTTCTGTAGGCGCTTCACGTAAAGCATTTCGTCGTGGGAAAAGAGGTAGATGCCATCGCCGGTGAATTCCCGGATCGTGATGTCCACGAGCAGGGGGTCTCGATCCTTTATCGTGGGTGCCATCGATTGTCCCCAGCCGGTGATCATCTTGAGGTGGAAGTGTTCTTTGAACGTGACACCCATCTCGCGCAGATGCTTGGGGCTGACCCGTATGTCTTGAAGCATCTCTGGGTATTCGTGCGGGATCTGCCCGCCACCCATCGCAGCGCGCACGTCGTAGTGGGCAATCCATACCTCGTCACCGACTTGGCCCGCCCTGGTGAAGTCGACTTTCACTACATTGGTCGACTTCGACTCGAGCGCCACTTCTTCTACCACTTCGGCGATTCGCGCTCTCGCCTCTTCCGATAAGCCACGGCCGTGCTTCGCGAGCATCTGCGTGACCAGGTCCGCCGAAGAATAATTGCCAGCTTTTGGAGCATCCGCGGCCTTCCGGGTTGGCGGCTCACCCTTGCCTGACAGCAGCCAGTCGACCGTCGTGTCATAGCCTTCAGCGATCGCGACAAGGTTTTCGTTCTTTATGTTGCCGGTATCACCGGCAAACCACTGACGAACAGCCTCGTAGCTGACCCCGCAGGTGGTCGCTATATCTCTTTTGAACCCTCGCGGCCCGATCTCAGGCTTTCGCGCCAGGACAAGTTTCGCAATCCGATCAGTAATTTTCATGCAAGCAATCTACAAGTTAGCTTGGCAAGCATGCTTGCTTAGTAAACACAAGCATGCTTGAATTGCCGTATACCCAAAGGAGTCAGCCATGAACCGTGCCGACGCAATTAACCATTTCAAAGGGATCGCCCCCCTCGCCAAAGCGCTCGGCATCACATACGAGGCAGTCCGGCAGTGGGGAGAGGAGATTCCTGAGCTACGTCAGTACCAGCTTGAACTTGTAACGGACGGCCAATTGAAGGCCGACAAAAAGAAAACCGCTGCATAAGGCGTCCTTGTCATTGATCTGTTGAGCGAATGATCGCCGGACCTGGCGACCGCTACCACGGAAACAAATTTGAGGTTTTACGAATGGAAGATTTCTTGAGGGCTTGCCACACCACCATCAAGGAAAGTGGGGCAGAAGAACTGGCCGGGAAGATGTGCCTCTCGCACGTGAGCCTGCTGCAGCGCTCGAACCCAGATAACTCGGCCCACCACCTGACCATCGAGCATCTGTTTGGCGTTCTGCTGCACACCGGCGACATGCGCGCGCTGATTTCCCTCGCTGACAAGTTCGGTTACGAACTGGTAGCCCGCGAAAAGCCGGCAGCCAAGCCGTTGATGGTTGCTCTCGGGCATCTGTCCGCCGAGTGCGGGGATGTTGGGCGCTTGATCTTCGACGCTGCCGCTGACAACCACATCAGCCAGCACGAAAAAGCCCAGGGCGAGAAAGCAATTCAGGAAGCAATCGACGCGCTGCACGTGCTGCGCGAATCGCTGAAGGCCGCCTGAATCGCAGGCATAAAAAAACCGCCTGGCAGGGCGGTCCTTTCAACAGCAGAAACATTTCGTGGGGCCATTATGAACACACTCGTCGCTCCAAGCAATACCGTCACCATGTCGAGTCGGGAGATCGCAGATCTCACCGGCAAGCAGCACAAGAATGTCTTGAGGGACGTCAATGTGATGCTTGAGGTTCTCGAAAAGGCTGGCTCAGATTTGAGCCAGGCGGTTCGATACACGGACGAACGCGGTCGTACGTCGGAAGTGCGGCTCGACCGCGTACTGACCGAAACCCTGCTCACCGGTTACAGCATCCCGCTTCGTCATCGTGTCGTGACACGATTGGCGGAACTGGAAAAGGTGTCGCGACACACCATCTCAATGCCTTCCAATTTTGCCGAAGCTCTTCAGCTTGCTGCTGATCAAGCCAAGCAGAACGCTTCGCTGCACCAGGTTATCCAGCAGCAGGCCCCAAAGGTTCAAGCCTTGGAGCGTCTCGCGGGCACTCATGGCTCGATCTGCATCACCACGGCCGCCAAGCAGCTTGGTGTTGGCCCCCTAAAACTCTTCAAGTGGCTCAGCGATAACCGCTGGATCTACCGACGTGCTGCGTTCTCGGCCTGGTCTGCCTATCAGCCCCGCCTCACCGCCGGCCTGCTTGAGCACAAGCTGGTCAAGGTAGGGAAGGGCTCCGAGGAAGACCTGAAGGTAGTCGAGCAGGTCATGGTCACCCGAAAAGGCATAACCACACTCGCCGAACAAATCCAAGGAAACTCGCTGTGAGCGTTCAAGCAATGTCCTGGGCGCTCTCTCTGCCCGTGCAAACCCTCAAAGACTCAAGCGCGCGTCACGTTCTGCTGTGCCTCGCCAACTACGCCGGCTCGAACGGTACAGGTGCCTTTCCATCCGCCTCTACCCTGGCCCAGGACACAGGGCTTTCCGAGCGCACTGTCCGTTACAAGCTCGACGACCTGGAGCAGTCTGGCTTGATCAAGAAGGGCAACCAGGCGATCGCCGCGGTTCACATCGATCGCCATGACCGCCGCCCAGTCGTTTATGACCTTCAAATATTGCGGGGTGCAAATGCTGCACCCCGTACAAAACGGGGTGCAGATGACGCAACGGGGTGCAACCCACAACAGAACGGGGTGCAGCCTGGAACAGAACGGGGTGCAGCAGCTGCACCCAATCCATCACTTAACCATCAAGGAACCGAAGAGCAGCAGCAGCGCGAGCTTGCCGAGTTGATCGCCGAGCAAGATCGTCAAGCTCTGGAGCCGCAGGATGATCGCCAACGCTTCGCCATGTTCGCCGAATTCGTGCCGCCGGAAGACGCGCTGCAAACTCAACTGAAAATCGCCGGACTGCCAGCTGACGCCATGACCGCTGAGCTGCTAGCCGGCTTCAAGGGTTTCTTCGTCGCCAAAACATCCGTTCTGGATACGGCCGCTGGCTGGTGTTTCAAGCTGGCCGGGTGGATCAAGCGAGAGCGCGCGCAGGCCGCGGGCACTGTCGGCACTGATGAAGACTCGGCCGGTGATGACTGGGCGGCGAAGGGGGTGCGACTGTGAACCGATCAAACAAACCTGTTGTGGCGAGCCAGCTGGTAGCGCGGCGTCAATGCGACCCAACCTACCAAGGCCCTGATAATTCGCCCGCGGTGGTCGCTGTCGACCCATCAACCCAGGCGGTAATCGACGACCTGTTCCTGCGTCTTCGCGGTGCCTGTGGCGCGTGGCGCCAGTCCTGGCCAACCGAAGCCGTCATGAACGCCTCAAAGCTTGAATGGCTCGGCGAGTTCATGCGCTCTGGCATCACTCGCATGGAGCAGATTGACCACGGAATGCGGGTTGTTAGCGCGAGTAAATCCGCGTTCGTTCCAGCACCTGGCGTATTCGTCAGTTGGTGCTTCGCCCCTGAGGGCTTGGGATTGCCGAGCGTTGAGTCTGCTTACGCCCAAGCCCTTCGAAACTGCCACCCAGCCATGCGCGGGTGCGAAAAGTGGTATCACCCGGCCGTTTATCACGCCACTGCCGCTGCGGGCTTTCACAGCCTGTCGCTGCTGTCTCGTGAGCTTGGGATGGCGAGCTTCGAGAAGCAGTACCTGAACCAGTGCCGTCGCATTTGGCAGGGCGAGCAGCTGGAGCCCGTGCCTTTGGCGGAACTGGCTGTTGAGCCGAAGATAACGCCGGAGGTGGGGCAGAAGGCCCTGGCCGAACTTCGTGCCAAGCGCGCAGGAGGTGCCCGATGAGCAGGCTCACGAATGCCGCCCGCGATCGCGACTGCCAGGTTCGGTTTCCGGGCTGCTCCTGCGAACCGTCCACCACGGTACTTGCGCACTATCGCCTCGCTGGCACTTGCGGCATGGGTATGAAGCCAAACGACTTCCAGGCCGCCTGGGCCTGTGGCTATTGCCATGACATAGCCGACGGTCGCCTGCGTGCGCCTGGCGAGTTGACCAAGTACGAGATCCGTTTGTTCCTGGCCGAGGGTGTCATGCGCACCCAGGACATCCTGATCAGCGAAGGGAAGGTGAAGCTTTGAAGTCATTCATCCCGAAGGCCTTCACCGCCAAGCCGGCGCGCGCCAAGTCCATCGACCGCGAGGGCCTGGAGCAGGCCGCCCTGATCAAGGAAATCAGCCTTCGCTATCCCGCCGCCGCGAAGTTGATCTACCACGTCCCGAACGGCGGGCACCGGCACAAGCTGGTGGCGATCAAGCTGAAAGAACAGGGGGTTAAGGCCGGCGTCCCTGACCTGGTGCTGCCCATGGCCCGCGGCGGTTACTTCGGGTTGTACATCGAGTTCAAGGCGACCGCGCCGCATGACGCGGCGGTATCACCGGCCCAGGACGCATACCTGCAGGCGCTGACTGACCAGGGCTACCTGGCCATCGTCTGCCGTGGGCACTTCGACGCCATTGAGGCCATCAGGGCCTACCTTCTCCAACCTCAAACCAAGGCCGCCGCATGACCCAGACAATGCTCACTTCGTTTACCGACGCGGAGATTCGCCGCCAGGCCGGCAACGTAGCAGTCCGTGACCTGCGTGACGCGCGGTACCCGGGCGTGTATTTCCGCTTCCACCAAAACCGTGAGCGCGGTACCTGGTACATGGTGTCGGGCAACAAGTGGGAGAAGATCGCCGCGTTTCCCCAGCTTCCCGTGAAGGGGTTGGTCAGTGCCTTGCCGAAGATCCGCGAGCGCCTGGCGGCAGACCCGAAGGCGTCGGCGGCGGCCGGCACGTTGCAGACCGTTGGTGATCTGCTGGACTGGTTCACTGCCCGCCAGTCCGTTGACCGCAGCTTGTCTTCCAAGCGGCGCTCTACCAACACCTCGATCATCTCCTGCCACCTGAAGCCGCGGCTTGCCGATATCGCCGTGGAAGACGTCGACCGGTCCACGCTCGACAAGCTGGTGATGTGGCCGATGCAGGCTGAAATGTCGCTGTCCTACGTCCGGTTGATGTGGGGCGTGCTGGTGGTTGCGTTCCGCCAGGCCGAGAAGCTGCGCCTGATCACCACCAACCCCATCGCTGGATTCAAGTTCACCGACTTCACCAAGGCCCGCATCCAGCCGAAGCCGTCTCGTCTGCGCGCCGTACAGCTCGAGGAAGTGATTGGCGAACTGGCCGCCGGCTTCGACCAGCACCCCCAGGACTGCATGCTGGCCTTGATGATGCTGTGCCATGGCACCCGCGCAGGCGAGACCAGGCAAGCGCAGTGGTCCCACCTCACCTTGGGTGAGCAGGGTGAGTGGTTCATTCCCACCGAGAACACCAAGACCCGTTGCGAGCATCACTTGCCGCTGACCCACCAGGTGTGCGCGCTGCTGGAGCGGTACCGGGGCTGGCAGTCGGCCAAGGGCTACAAGGGCACCTACGTATTCCCGGCGCGCGGCCGTGGCCCGATCAGCGACAGCCAGGCCTGTGCAGTGTTCACCAGGCTGGGCAAGGGTGAGTGGACGAGCCACGACCTGCGCAAGGTGGCCCGCACCGGGTGGACTGACCTGGGTGTCGACTTTCTCATTGGCGAGATGCTGGTGAACCACACCATGACCCGCAACGTGCAGACCTATATCCACACCTCGGCCGAACTGCTCAAGCGCGAGGCCCTGAACAAGTGGCACGACTGGTTAGACGGGAAGGGTTTCAATCTGATTCACCGCTCGACCATGACTAGAAACGGAAATTCGCACAATGACGCCGAGGCCTTGAATGGCGCGGGCTCTAGCCAAATCCAGAAACCATAAAAGGCGAGGTTTAAAAATGCATATTTCAGAGCATGGCGCCTTCGCCCTATCCATGGCCAACGCCTTAAGCAGGGTCGAGAAACCAGCGTTCGATCGGTCCAAAGTGTTCATGGTCTGCATGCTTAATTTCGATGAATTCCGCCGCTTGCATGTCGTCATGCAGGGTGGGCACAGCTTCGATATCGATAGCCATCAGGTGCCGTTCAGCCTCGATACCGCCGCCGACTGGCTTATGGGTGACATATGAATAAGTCCCACGGCCCGGCATTCCGCGCCGCCATTCTCGATTTGGCCAAGTGCCCTGCATGCCGTGGTCGGGCAGTGATCACCGGCGTATTCCATGAACTGGCCTGCGTGCAGTGCAATGCTTCGGGCTGGGTCACTGCCGAAACCGGCGAGGCGCTGCCGCTGGAGGTGCTGGTGACTCAGCTGAGCATTCGGCTCCAGGCCGCTGAGCACCAGATCGAACAGTTGAAGCGCCCGGTTCCGATGTTTGGCCCGGACGCCCAGTACAACGAGAACAACCGCCGTGGCCCAGGTGCCACCAACTACACAGGGGATTGAGCCATGGCCTTCACACCGAGTTTCAAAGAACGTACCGCCGAGGATCTGCTGGAGCACTGGGGCCGCTGGGTTGTCCTAGGCTCGGGTGTGTCCTGCTGCGCCTCTCGCGAAAACACCATCCTTTCGCCGATGATCACCGACGACGACGCGCTGATGATCGATGGATTGATGGGGCGGCTGCTCAAGCGCTATCCCGAATGCGGTCAGGTGCTGATGAAGTACTACACAACCCGCGACACTTCGCTTATGGAGGTCGGCAAGAAGCTGGGTTTCGGCGAAGAGAAGACTCGCCAACTTTGGAAGGCAGGTGTCGCTTGGGTCGATGGCGCGCTAGAATCTAAGCGGCACGCTGCCTAAATTTAGTCCAAGTTGCTTCGTCAGAGATGCACCAATATTTCAGGGAAAAGAAATGCAGGATGGAAAAAAACTCGTGACTTTCATTTTGTCAGCTGCGGCGGTGCTTGGCCCGCTGGCTTATGTATTGTTCGCATTCTATGAAATGGGTCGACTCATATTTTTTGGAGCGCCTATTGAGTTCCTGCAAATATCCTCTTTCGGGATTCTGCCTGTCGTAAAGACAGTTTATCCGGCAATAATGGTCACGTTCCTGATGGTGGTTATCATCTCGGGAGTGCAGTTCGCTTCGCCTCGACGAAAGGTGATTTTGGGTGCTGCTGCCTTCACCTATGGGGCTCTGATTCTTTTCAATCTGTCGATGACGCCTATGTGGCGTTGGATATTTGGTGTGTTTATCTTTATCGGGATATTTTCTGCTCTGGTTATTAAACAGTTCACGATAGAGTTTACTAATGATTTGGGTCAGGATGACGAAAAAGAACAGCAATTTATCAAGAACTTTCATGCGACCAGTCGGTATATATACTATCTATGTGGGGCTGCCTTTTTTTTGTTGTGCTTTTCCGCCGCGGGAAGTAAGTATGCGTCAACTAATGATTATTATTGGGTAACTGGCGATTATGTAGTTTTAGGCTTTTACGGTGACCAAGTTTTGATTGGTGAAAGGCACGGATTTGAGGTCGGGCCGAAGTTTCGTGTGGCGGAGCTTAAGTCTCTGGAGGGGTCATTAATGCAGCTTCGAGTGGGGCCGCTTAAGGCCGCCTCTATGTGGCAATCGTCGTTGCCGGCAGAAAGAGCAAGCCAGTGAGTTGACAGCCCCGGTCCCTGCATATAGATTTCTCGTTACTTTGCGGTTTTTCCGCGAGCAAAGCCCGACCATGAGTTGGGCTTTTTGCTTTCTACAGTTCATATAGCCTCGGCATCCGCCGGGGCTTTTTCGTTTTCGGCTCCACCACACCCGTTGCTATGGCCGGGAGTGCTGATGGGGCCGGATTTATCAATCTCCCCGAGAGGGAGGAAATCCGGATGCCACCCATGCCAGATAAGCCAGACACGTGGGCCCAGATCTGGCTAGCCCTCTCGAACCCGCTATGGCAGGGCGCAATCATGGCCGTCACGATTACTCTTCTTCGGGTGTTGTACGAAGCGAAAGAGCCAAACAAGTGGCGGATCATCTTGGAGGCGCTGATCTGTGGTGCTCTCAGCCTTTCGGCCAGCAGCATTATTGAGTGGATGACCTGGCCGCCGAGCCTTTCAGTAGCGGCCGGTGGGGCAATTGGCTTCATCGGCGTAACGGCGATCAGGGACATGATCATCCGATTCCTGGGCAGAAAGGCGGACTCGGCATGAAGGCGATCGCTGCGGCAATCATCATCGCGCTGGTTGGCCTTCTGTTGGTCGGCATTCAACAGCTGCGAGTTGAAGACCTTCGCGAAGAGAAGCGCGTCGAGACCCAGGCCAAGGATGACGCCATCAAGGCCAATAACGAGAGCCAGGCAACCATCACCTCGCTGCGCGATGAAGCGATACGAAATGCTGCATATCAGGCCGATCTGGCAAAGCGCCTCAAGGCCAGCCAGGACAAAGCGAAAAAGGCGGAGAAGAACTTTGAAGACCTCAAGCGCAACAGCAAGCCTGTTCGTGACTGGGCTGCTCAGCCTTTGCCTGACGGCCTGCGCGGCAAAGCCGGTGGTAGTGACAAAGACCCAGGCCGTAAGGCTGGAAGCCCCTGAACTGATCCCGTGCGAACGGGTTGATGAGGATGCCGCCGACCTTCGCCTGAATGGCGATGTGTGGGAGCTCAAGGACAGGGCAATCAACCTGCTCGACACGTGCGCCGACCAGGTAGACGCCCAGATCAAGCGCAGCCAGAGCAAGTAGTCAACCACGGTGACATCAGATGCTTCAGATCGACGCTCGAACCAACATCGAAGAGCTTTCGAAGGCTTTGCGCACGGTTGGTGAAAAGCAGCTGCCCTTCGCCTTTGCGTTGATGGCTACTCGCCTGGCCGTGCTGGTAAAGAAGGGGGAGTTGTCGGTATTGAAGGCCCGCATTGATAGGCCTACTACAACGACCCTGAATAGTCTTTACGTGAAACCTGCCAAGCCGGGTAAGCCAGAAGCCCGCACGTTCTTCAAGGACGCGTGGACATCAGGCGTTCCGGCTGACACCTACCTGCAGCAGGCAGTGAAGGGTGGTCGCCGACCTCATAAGCGGTTCGAGAAAGCATTGATTGCAAAAGGGATCATGAAGCCTGGGCAGTACGCACTTCCAGCAGCATCAGCACTCAATCAGTTCGGCAACGTTCCCCGCGGCACGATCATGAAGATCCTGTCGGGCCTTGGTGCGGCCGAGACTGTCAGTGGTGTGCAGGCCAACGCCACGGGCAGCAAACGTAGTAAGCGTAAGGGCAATGCTCAGAAGTATTTCGCAGGTGAGGTCGACGGCACCCATGGTGTGTGGGAGCGGAAGAAGACGGCGTGGGGTGATGCGGTTCGGCCGGTCTTCATCTTCAGTGATGGCGAGCCTGGCTACCGGGTAATCCTCCCGTTCTACAAGATCGCCGACAACATCGTGAAGGCGAACAGGGTTCGTGAGTTTCAAAGCGCAATGGACACAGCACTGGCGACGAAACGATAGGGGTTCTCGAATATCGGGCGGTGGGCGCCCCTGGATGGTGCGCCCACCCCCCCCTTTGGGTCCTTCCCCGGCCCCCAGCCCCATGCGGGTAATTCGGGCCCCGCGCGCCAAATATGTATGACCTTTTTCCCACGGTTGGTTGTTGTTTAATCATGGCCAAAAACGAAACAACCAAACAGCGCGGGTGGTTGAACAAATCCGAGATGGCTTCGAGCCTCGGGATTTCCCCGCAAGCCTTTGACAAATGGGGAGTTGCGCCTGTCGCACGCATCGGTCGAGAGGCGTTTTATACCGTGCAGAATGTGGTGGAAAACCGCGTTGAACATGCGCAACGGAAACAACAACCGACGGGGGATGGAACCGAAGGTCTCGATCCGCTGATCGAGTACAAGCTGCTCGAAGAGCGCCGCGGCCTCACCGCCGCTCAGCGCATTGCCCAGGAGAAGAAGAACCTGGTGCTGGACAAGCAGCTCGTGCCCGTTCCATTCGCCACATTTGCCCTGGCAAAAATCGCCGCTCAGATCGGCTCGAAACTGGACACCGTCGGCAAGACCGTCACTCGACGCCACCCGGAGGTTGACCCTCGCATCATCGAGTCGGTCGAGCGGGAGATTGCGCTTGCTCGAAATATTGCCGCCAGCTTTGGCGAGCAACTTCCGGAATTATTAGATGAGTACGCTGAGTCCGTGGCTGAATGATCTGCGCAAGTCGATCAAGCTAGGACTCCAGGCGCTCTACAAAGAACCACCGCAAACCGCCGTAGAGTGGGCGGACAAGAATTTCTACATGTCGGCTGAGTCCTCCTACAACGAGGGCAAGTGGACGACCGAGCCGTTCCAGGTTGCGATCCTGAACAGCATGGGCAATGACCTGATCAACGTCGTCAACTTCATCAAGTCGGCGCGGATCGGTTACACCAAGTTGTTGATGGCGAACATCGGCTACAAGATTCAGCACAAGCGCCGCAACGTGATGATGTGGAGTCCGACGGACCCAGATGCCGAGGACATCAGCAAGAGCCATGTCAACGGCATGATCCGCGACGTCCCGGCGGTGGGCGACCTGGCCCCGTGGTTCGGGCGCAAGCACAGCGATAACACCCTCGACCAGAAGATATTCGCCAACCGCCGCACCCTCTGGATACGCGGCGGCAAGGCTTCGCGCAACTACCGCGAGAAGTCAGCCGACGAGGTGATCTACGACGAGCTGTCCAACTTCGACGAGAGCGTCGAAGGTGAGGGCTCGCCGATCACCCTGGGTGACAAGCGCCTCAATGGTGCGATCTACCCTAAGTCGATTCGTGGCTCAACGCCAAAGCGTGTCGGCTCCTGCCAGATCACCAAGGCGGTCGAGGAGTCGCCGTACCTGCTCAAGTTTCACATCGACTGCCCGCACTGCCACCAAGAGCAGACGCTCAAGTGGGGCGGCAAGGATTGCGAATTCGGCCTGAAGTGGGAAAAGAACGCACTCGGCGAGGCGGAAAAAGCTTGGTACTTGTGCGAGCACGCAGCCTGCGTGATCTGGCACAACGAGATGGTCGAGGCGTCGAAGACCGGTCGCTGGATCTGCGAGCACACCGGCATCTGGACCCGTGACGGGATGGACTGGTTTGGGGTTGACGGCGAGATTATGCGCACCCCGCGTTCTGTCAGCTTCAGCATCTGGGCGATTTACAGCACCTGGAGTACCTGGCTCAGCCTGGCGGAAGAATGGCTGAAGGTGAAAGGCGATGTCTCGAAGCTGATCACCTTCATGAACACCACGCGCGGCGAAACGTGGGACGACGACCAGGGCGAAAAGCTCGACTCCGAAGTCCTTTACGGTCGCCGCGAAGTCTATCCGCAGATCCCAGCCCTTGGCCTTGTTCTTGTAGGTGGAATCGATACCCAGGACGACCGTTTCGAGGGGCGTGTCTGGGCGTTCGGCCCAGGCGAAGAGGCGTGGCTGGTCCATCGTTTCATTCTGATGGGCGACCCGGCCAGCGAAGAGCTTCGCCGCAAGGTCGGACTCGAACTGCACCGGCAATTCACCCGGGTTGACGGCACCGTCATGAAGGTTGAGCGCTGGACGTGGGACGCCGGCGGCCACTATGCCGACGAGGTGTACGCCGAAAGCCGTAAGCATGGCGTGCACTGGGTGGTGCCAATCCGTGGTGCGACCATCTACGGCAAGCCGATCGCGAACTTCCCGCGCACAAAAAATAAGGTGCACAAGGTCTTCCTCACCGAGGTTGGTACCGACAACGCCAAAGAGTTGCTCTACAGCCGCATGGTGCTTCCTGTCGATACGGCGGCCTCACAGGCCGGCGTGTCTCAACCAGGCGTTGTTCACCTGCCGGCCAATGACACGATCTGCGATGAGTCGGAGGTCAAGCAACTCACATCGGAAAAGAAAAAAGCAGCCATATCCAAAGGCAAGCGCGTGATGCGCTGGGACAGCGGTGGCCGCCGAAACGAGGCGCTCGATTGCTTCGTGTACGCGCTCGCCGCCCTGCGCATCTGCCAGCAACGGTTCGGGCTTGATCTCGATCTTCTGGTTGCTGCTGTCACTGGCGGCAATGAACCCGACACGGAAGAGCGGCCGCGGAAGAAATCCACATTCTGGTAGCGAGACTTATGGCTTTCACAATCGAGCAGTACCAGGCCTTGCAGGCGGCCATCGCCGAAGGCGCGCTGTCCGTCCGCTACGCCGACAAAAGCGTTACCTACCGGTCACTCGACGAGATGATCCGGATCCTCAAGCTGATGGCAACCGAGCTGGGGCTGAATGCATGTAACGACGGCGGTCGCCGTTATACCTCGTTTTCGAAAGGATACTGCCCATGAGCATGCTCGACAGCCTGTTTCCTGGGTACGCCGCTAAGCGATCAGACGCGCGCCTTAAAAAGCTCCGCACTGAAATGACCATGGACGTGATCAAGCGTCGCTTCGAGGGTGCGGCGGGCGGGCGGAGGAATGATGGATGGCGTACCAGCGGCACTGACGCCAACGCCGAGAATGCGCCGGCGTTGGCCAAGCTTCGTAATCGCGCGCGGGACCAGCGCCGGAACAACCCTTTTGCCGAGCGCGCCATCACCGGTATTGCCGATAACGTGGTCGGGGCGGGGATAGTTCCGCTGCCGTTGGCCAAGCGTGATCGAGACGGCGTGAAGCTGATGGACCTTTGGCAGGCGTGGGCAGAGACAACCGCCTGCGATGCTGATGGGCTGGAGGATTTCTACGGCCTGCAGCACATGATCATGGAGGCAGTCGCCGAAAGTGGCGAGTGCTTAATTCGCCGCCGGCGCCGGTTCAGCTCCGATGGTATGCCGGTTCCGGTCCAGCTTCAGGTAATCGAGGCCGACTTTCTCGACGAGTCGAAGGCCGCCATAGTTGGGCTCAACCGCATTATTCAAGGGATTGAGTTCGACGCACTTGGTAAGCGAGTCGCCTATTGGTTGTTTGATGAGCACCCAGGCGCAAACGTTGCTTGGGGTTCGCTCCAATCTCGTCGGGTCCCCGCGGAAGACGTGATTCATGTGTTCTTCCGGAAGAGACCCGGGCAGGCACGAGGCTACACCTGGCTGGCGCCGGTAATTCAGCGCATGCGCAACTTTGATGAAATGGAAGATGCGGTGATGGAGCAGGCAAAGATAGCCGCCTGCTTTGCTGGATTCATAACCAAAGACCCAGACAACAGCCCTCATGGCACCACGAAACGCCCGCCACTGATTGACCGCATGGAGCCTGGAATGCTTCAGGAGCTGTCGACTGGGGAGGAGGTGAGTTTCGGTACACCGCCGACCTTCAACGGCTATGCGCCTTATTCATTGCAGGCACTTCACGCAATTGCTGTGGGTCTCGGCGTTCCCTACGAGCTGCTCACCGGCGACCTCAAAGGGGTCAACTTTTCCAGCGGTCGTATGGGGTGGTTGAACTTCGCTCGCCGCGTCGACGTTTGGCAGTGGCGCATGCTGATCCCGCAGTTGTGTGATCAGGTTTGGCGATGGTTCATGGAGGCGCAGGTGCTGCTCCCTGGCGGAGTCATGGATGACGTCAAGGCTTACTGGGTTCCACCGCGCCGAGACATGGTTGATCCAAAATCAGAAACGGAAAACGTGATCACCCGCGTGCGCAACGGCCTCACCACTTGGCCTGACGCGCTGCGCGAACTTGGAATCACAGACCCCAAGCGGCACGCCGAACAAATCAAGAAAGCAAACGACATGATCGACAAGTACGGGTTGGTGCTGGACTGCGACCCGCGCCGAGTAGCGGCCGCAGGTTCGCCGAGTCAGCCACCATCCACCGAAGAGAAACCAGACGATGCCAACTCCGACTCAGGTGATGACACGAAAGACACATGATACGCCGGCATTCAGCCTGCGCGCGGCGGTTCGGCCGGACACGGTCGATATCGAAAGCCGCACAGTAGAGCTGGTGTGGACCACGGGGGCTAAAGGCCGTCGGTGGTCCTGGGATGTTGGCAGCTATATGGAAGAGCTGGAGGTCAGCGACACGGCCGTGCGGCTGGATCGCCTGAACAACGGCGCGCCGTTGCTCGGCGTGCACAACCAGTACGAGCTCCGCGCAGTTCTCGCTGTGGTCGAGAAGGCCTGGATTGCTGATGGACTTGGCCACGCCCTGGTGCGTTTCAGCAAGCGTGAAGATGCGGACGTTGTTTTCAGGGATGTGATCGATGGAATCCTTCGGAACGTAAGCGTCGGATACGCAGTTCACCGGTATGAGCTGATCGAAGAAGAGGACGACAAGCTACCAACCTACAGAGCAGTCGACTGGGAGCCTTTGGAGATATCTCTGGTCCCGATTGGCTTCGACGACGGCGCGAAAGTCCGCAGCGCCAAGACCCCCGCCGAATACACCGGCGACCGATTTAAAACCGTTTTTGAAGTTCGCGAGGCCACCACGCCTCCGGATCAACCGGCCGCCGTGGCCAACACTATCGAGGGAACACAGATGCCAACTGAAGAAGAACAACGCGCGGCCGAAGACACGCTTCGTCGTGAGGCTGCCGAGGGTGAGCGCAAGCGCAGCCTGACTATTCGCACCATGGCCCGCAAGGTTGGTCTCGATGACGAAGCCGTCGTCGAAGACTTGATCGCGCGCGGTGTTTCCGTGAGCGATGCGAGCGCAGCACTGATCGATGCCGTGGCCGAGCGCCAGAACAAAGATCAGCCACAAACCCGCAACAGCCAGCCAACCACCGTGAACGGTGGCCAGGATGTCGCCATCCTGAACGCCAAGCGCTCTGCCATGCAGAATGCTTTGCTGCACCGCTGCGACGCCACCGTCAAGCTGGAAGACGCGGGCCGTGAGTTCCGTGGCATGCGCCTGGTGGACATGGCTCGTGAGTTCGTCGAGATGGCTGGCGGTAACGCGCGGGGCATGACGCCGCAGGAACTGGCCCGCGCCGCATTGGGCTGTGATCGCCAAGCAGTGCGCGCCGCCGGCATGCACAGCACCAGCGACTTCCCGCTGCTGCTCGGCAGCACTGTGAACCGCACACTGCGTGATGCGTACACCAACGCCCCTCAAACCTGGCGCCCGCTGGGCCGTCCGACCACTGTGCCAGACTTTCGCGCTGTAACTCGCGCAGCCCTGGGCGACATTGCGGCGCTCGAGCAGGTCAAGGAACACGGCGAATACAAGTACGGCACGCTGTCCGAAGACGGTGCCCCAATCAAAGTCGCCAAGTTCGGCAAGATCATCGCCATCACGTGGGAAACCATCGTGAACGATGACCTGGGTGCGCTGACCCGCATCCCGGCAGCACTCGGTAATGCTGCTGCGGCGACCGAGTCCAACGTGGTATGGGCCCTGCTGCTGGGCAACCCTACCTTTACCGACGGTGTTCCGTTCTACGACGCGGGCCACGCCAACCTCGCGGCCAGCGGCGGGGCAATCAATACCACAACCTTGGCGGCTGCCCGCGCAGCGATGCGTAAGCAGAAGAGCAAGGCAGGCGAGTTCCTCAACCTGGCTCCTGAGTACCTGGTGGTCGGCCCGGACAAAGAGCTGGAGGCTTACCAGTTCACCAGCTCCAACTACGTGCCAGCGAAGAACGCCGACATCAACGATGTGCGCAACGCCTCGCTGACTGTAATCGTCGATGCCCGTATCACCGGCAACCAGTGGTACCTGTTCGCTGCACCTGGTTCCATCGACACCTTTGAATACGCCTACCTCGAAGGTGAGCAGGGTGTGTTCACCGAAACTCGCGAGGGCTTCGAAGTCGATGGCATGGAAATCAAAGCCCGCCTGGTGTTCGGCGCAGCCTGGATCGATTACCGCGGCGCTTACAAGAACCCAGGCGCGTAACCCAGGCGTTCGATCCAAACCCAAAAGGGCGCCGTGTGGCGCCCTTTTTGTTTTTCAGTTCTTGTCTCTAAAGGGGACCTTGCATGAAGACTTTCATCCAGCACGGCGACTGCCTGACTGTTCCAGCACCAGCCGGCGGCACCGTTTCGGGCGAGCTCTACAAAGTCGGTTCGATTGTCGGCGTGGCTGCTACCACCGAAGCAGCCGCTGCACCGGTGGTGCTCAAGCTCGACGGCGTGTTCGGCCTGAACAAAATCAGCGCCCAGGCCTGGGAAATCGGTGACCCGATCTACATGAACACCACCAGCCGTGCCCTGACGAACGTGTCGGCCACCGGCCTGGTGCTGGTGGGTATGGCGACTGAGGTTGCCGCTAACCCATCCGCCACCGGCGCCTGCCGCCTGAACGGCGTATCCGCGCCGGCGGCGGTGGCGTAAATGGGCTGGGCCTCAATGGCCCAGCGCATGCTCGGCGTTTCGATTCGAGCCTTCAGTGAGCCATCTGCCGCCGTTGACCCGAGTGGTGCGGTGTACTGGCTTACTGGAGGGGTTGAGCCCGGCGTGCCCTTGGCCCAGGCGGTGTTCGACACCGCTCACGTCACAGTCGATCCAGAGACGGGAGCGCCGATATCGACCAACAACCCAATCCTTGGGGTTCGATTGGTTGATCTTCCAAACAACCCAACCAATCGAGATCGGGTCCGGGCCCGTGGCGTGCTGTACGCGATCAACGAGCCTCAGTTCGATGGTGTGGCCGGCGTCACGATTACCCTTCGGAAGGTTTGAAAATGGCTCACCCACGAGAACTGATCCGCAAGCAGGCCGTTGCGGTATTGATGGGGGCTACGAACGTCGGGGCAAGCGTCTATGCCAGTCGCGTTCGCCCGCTCATCTCCAACGGATGGCAAAGCGAGCTGCCGGCGATCATCGTTTACACGATGGACGAAACGGCAGAGATCTTTAACCAGGCCCCCAGGGAGTACAGGCGCCGCGTAGAGCTGGTGGTGGAAATACACGCCGAAGGCAACGATGCGCTGGATGACACTCTCGACACGCTGGCTCGCCAGGTAGAGCGCCTCTTGCTCATGGACGACACTCTCGGCGATACGGTGAATGACCTGCAGTACGTGCGCTCGCGCATGGTTCTGCTGGACCAGTCGGAGCACCTGACGGGCGCGTGCCGCCTCATCTTCGACGCTGAATATTTTGATCGTCACCCTGACGACCTGTTCAACCAAAGCCTGCCAGACCTGAAGTCGGTTAAGACCGAATACAGCCTGGGCAACGCGCAGCCGAATCCGGCTGATCGCGCAAAAACCATCATCGAGGACCTGAATCCATGACCACGCGCGTGCTCGTGAAACCGGCCGAGGGCCGCCTGGTGCGTCACCCCGACACCTATGAGCAGATCAAGCCAGAAGGCTTGCCTGTGGAACTCAACAGTTACTGGATCCGCAAGGAAAAGGCCGGTGACGTCGTCATCAAAGAGGCTGTAGTACCGGCCGAAACCAAGGGTGAAAAACAATGACCATCGGAATGGATACGATTCCTGGTGCCGGCGCGCTTCGCAAGCCTGGTGTCTACAGCGAGATCGACAACAGCAAGGCGGTGCGCGGCCCTCAGCCGGTCAGCTACCGTCGCCTGCTGATTGGTCAGAAGCTGGCCGCCGGCGCTGCCGCTGCCAACTCCCTGATCCGCATCACCAGCCCGGCCCAGGCAGATGTTCAGTTCGGGAAGGGCTCGATGCTGGCTGGCATGGTTCGCGCGGCGATGGCGATCGATACCTATACCGAGCTGCAAGTGATGCCGGTGGTTGATAATCCAGCAGGCGTAGCAGCAGCCGCTACGCTGGCGTTCACCGGCCCCGCCACGGCATCCGGCACCATTGAGCTGATGATCGCCGGGCGCCGCGTTTCTGTGGGTGTGATCAGCGCCGACACCGCAACCGTCATCGCGGCATCTGTGGTCGCGGCAATCACAGCCGCAGATGACATGCCAGTAACGGCCACCGCCGCGACAGGCACCGTTACGCTGACCAGTCGCCACAAAGGCGAGGCCGGCAACAGCTTGAACGCCCGTGTGAACTACTACACCGGCCAGGTGCTGCCGTCCGGTGTGGCGGTCACTATCAGCGCTTTCACCGGTGGCTCTGGAAACCCAGACCTGGGTTCGGCGCTGGCGGCTCTGGGTGATGAGTGGTTCCAGGTATGGGGGCTCGCATATACCGACGCAGCCACCCTGGCGACCGTGAAGACTGAGCTGAACAGCCGCTTTGCCTGGGATCGTGAAATCGAGGCCCACGCCTTCACGGCGGCGCGCGGCACTCAAGGCTCCCTTGGAACCCTTGGCGACAGCCACAACAGTCAGCACCTGGTCATCATGATGGCCAACGACGAGCCGATGCCGACCTACGAGAAGGCCGCCGAGACCATGGCGATTGCTGCTCTGTACGCCGCCATCGATCCGGCCCGGCCAATCCAGAATCTTCAGTACGCCTGGTGCCTGGCGCCCGCTACTGCGGACAAGTTCACCAACCAGGAACGGAACCTGTTGTTGTTCGATGGTATCGCGACCAGCAAGGTCAACAACGACGGCACCATGGTTGCTGAGCGGCTGATCACCACCTACAAAACCAACACCGCCGGCGGCACTGACATCAGCTACTTGGACAGCGAAACGCTGTTCACCCTGATGTACATCCGCCACGACTGGCGCGACTACATCCTGCGCAAGTACCCGCGACACAAGCTTGCCAACGATGGCACGCGCTACGGCGTCGGGCAGCCAGTGGTAACACCGGTGGTGATGAAGGCCGAGGCGGTCTCGAAGTTCCGTGAGTGGGAGCGTCTGGGGCTGGTGGAGAACATGGAAGACTTCAAGGCCAACCTGATCGGCGAGCGTAACGAGAGCGACCCAAATCGCCTGGATATGCTGGTTCCGCCTGACCTGGTCAACCAGCTGCGAATCGTCGCCAACAAAATTCAGTTCCGCCTGTAACGGCGATTGCCAGGAGAAAGAACATGGCAGGAAAAAACCGTATTGGCGGACTCATCGCCTTGAAGGTCAACGGCGACATTTACTTCGCCAAGGGCGCTTTCACTTACAACCTCGGCAAGCCCAAGCGCGAAGGCGTGGTGGGCTCCGACGTTGTCCACGGCTACAAGGAAACTCCTCAGATTCCATTTATTGAGGGTGAGATCACCGATCGCAACGAGCTCAGCCTTGAAGATCTGGTAACCGTCGATGACGCCACCATCACGCTGGAACTCGCCAACGGCAAGGTCATCGCCCTGAGTGAAGCTTGGTACGCGGGTGAGGGTACCGGCAACACTGAAGAAGGCAATATTGCCTGCCGTTTCGAAGGCATGTCTTGCGAGGAAGTTAAGTAATGGCAAAGGAAAAAACGATTCAACTCGCCGAGCAAATCACCTTCGGCAAGGACACGTTCACTGAGCTGACCGTAACCCGAAAGCTGAAATACCTGCGCGGCCATGCGTTGCGTATCACTTCGGATGGCAAGGGCAACGGCGGCGCGGACATGGACTTCGCCACGCTGATTGACCTCGGCGCCAAGATGGTTGGCCATCCTCCTGCGTTGCTCGACGAGCTGAGCGAGGACGATCAAGCCGCCGTCATCGGCGAGGCCCGGGATTTTTTGCTGAAGCACCTCGGGGGTGGGAAGGAGGCGTAACCGTCGTCGTCAAAGTTATGAGCGTTCAGCCGTCGGAGGTCATGGAAATGGATTTCGACGAGCTGAACTGGTGGCTTGAGCGCACCGAGGAGTGGGTTGGATGGCAGACAAAGGATACTCCCTAAACGTCATCATCGCGGCCGTGGACAAGATCACGGCACCGCTGCGTGGGATCTTCGGCAGGGTCAAAGCGGCGAGTGCTGGAATTGCAGGTGCGCTTGATCGTACCGGCCTGCCGATTTTCGCGAACAGCCTGAAGAACGTAGGCGGTGCGATCGGCGGCGTGGGTAACGCGGTTGCATCGAGCACCCGCAAGCTGCTGGGGCTGGGGGCCACGCTGGGAATCACAGGCGCTGCGTTGAATATGTTTTTCCAGGGCTTCGCTGATGCAACCGGCGCAATTGGTGACACTGCCGAGCGTACCGGCATCAGCCGCGAGCGATTCCAGGAGCTCAGCTTTGCAGCGAAGCTCAGCGGGTCATCCGCCGAAACCCTGGGCGGCGCATTGCAGAAGATGCAGATCAACATCGGCGCTGCTACGGCGGGCTCGAAAGAGCTTTCGCAAATGTTCAAAGGCCTGGGCATCAACATCAAGGATTCGTCCGGGAAGCTGAAAAGCTCCGATGCTTTGTTCGACACCTTCGTTGATCGAATCTCGAAGATCAAAGACCCGTCCCTACAAGCACAGGCGGCGGTGAAGATCTTCGGCAAGAGTGCCACCGAGCTACTCCCGCTGATCCGCGGCGGTAGTGCAGGGCTCAAGGAAATGTCAGACGAGGCGCGCCGCCTCGGTGTCGTCATTTCTGACAGCGCGGTTCGTGAAGGCGAGGATTTCGGGGATACGCTTGACACGATCCATGCGGCACTCGGCGGTGTCAGCAATAGCATCGGAAGCTCCCTGGTGCCGCAGTTGAATATGCTGGGCAAGCGGTTGATTGAGACGATCGTCAAGTACCGCCCACAAATTGAAGCATTCGCCACGGCGTTCGCCGAAAACCTGCCTGGGAACATCGAACGAGTCACCGGCTTTCTTGGCGACCTGTACGACGGTGTTCAGCCTGTGATCGAGATATTCGGCTCGCTTTCCGACACCTTCGGTACGGCGAACCTGATATTCACGGCGCTCGGGTTGTACATCGGCGGCGGCTTCCTGATGGCGGTGTTGAACCTGGCGCTGGCCCTGAAGGGGCTCGGTTTGGCTATCACTCTAACGCCGGTCGGCTGGTTCCTGGCGGCCATCGTGGCCATCGGCGCCGCGGCCTATGTCATCTACAAGAACTGGGACAACATCGTTGGGTTCTTCGAGGACAAATGGGCGGGCGTCAAAGCGGCCTTCAGTGACGGAATAATCAACGGTATCTGGAAGCTGTGGAAGGAATACAACCCCATCACTTTGATGATGGAAGGCTTCAACGGCCTGATTAAGTACCTGACAGGCTGGGACCTGGGCGCAATCCTCGGCAGCAAGATCACCGAGGCTGTTGCCGCGATCAAGAACGGATTGCCCGACTGGGCTAAGAAGTTGCTTGGCATTGATGGTGCCGGGGTCAGTGGTGGTGCTGAAGGCGGACCGCCCTCTGCATCCACCGGCGGTGCAGATACCGACCTTGGCCGACGCGCTGCGCAGATCGGCCGGGACGCTGTTCAGCAGATGGCCCCGCCTGAGCAAGCAGTAAGGGTGCAGGTCGACCTGAACAACGTCCCAGCAGGGTCCAAGGTGAAAACCGAGGGCAGCCAGGGAGCGACATTCGATACCGACATCGGTTACTCGATGATGGCCCCGTAACCGGAGTTCCCTATGGCTTGGCGAGACAACTACCGCGCCGCGACCTTTCGCGGCGTGGGCTTTTTTGTGGCTACGGCAGACAGCAATCACGGCCGTCGCCAGGCAGTACACCAAGCAGCTCAGCGTGACATCCCTCAGGCCGAAGATATGGGCCGCAAGGCCAGGGACTTCAGTATTACCGGATACCTGCTGGGCAAGGAATATGACGTCGACCGTGAGGAGTTGATAAAAGCCTGCGAGCAAGCAGGTCCTGGTGTTTTGGTTCACCCGTATCGTGGCGAAATGACAGTGGTCTGCCGTGGGCTCAATGTCAGCGAGACCGTGGACGAGGGTGGAAAATGCACTCTGACCATGACCTTCCTTGAGGCGGGCGAGGCGTCTTACCCCTCTGCCAAGGTCGACAGCGTCAATGCGATCAGCGCGAAGGCGGCCGAGGTCACCGAGGCCAGCAAGGAAAACTTCGTTGCTGACTTCCTCACCAAGGGTTACCCGTCGTTCGTAGCCGAGGCCGCCACCACGCAGATAAAGGGGTTGAGCGATTTTTTGAGTTCGCCTGAGTTCATCGTCTCAAGCGACATACAGGCAGTATCCGACTACTACGACAAGGTCAAAGGCATAGGCACTGATGCATTCAATCTAATCCAGGCACCGTTCGAGTTCGCTGGTCAGGTCGTTGACGCTATCAGCAGTATCCGGTCAGCGTTCGGCAGCAGCGCGTTCGGAATGCTGATGAGTCTTTACAGCCAGTATTTCGCAAGCTCCGACGATGCACCCTCTTCTGCTACGCCGAGCCGTCAGCAGGTCGTTAAGAACACCAGCGCCGTTTCCGCGCTAGTTCGTCAGGCCGCTATTTCTGAGGCAGCAGTCGCCGCCGTAGTCACGCAGGCAACTGAGGATGTATCCAACGGAGGCACGAAAACTACCTCTGAGCCGACTAAATACGATAGCTACGAGGCGGCCATTGCGGTGCGTACTGAACTTTCCGACAGGTTGGACGAAGAGAGTGAGTCGACCAATAACGACCTGGTGTATGTCGCGGTTACCGATTTGAGGACAGCCGTGGTGCAGGCCGTTCCGGATCCTGAGCAGGACTTGCCCCGACTCGCGACATTCTCTCCAAGGCAGACGCTGCCGTCTCTCGTTGTTGCATACCAGCTCTACGGTGATGCCAGCAGGGCCGAGGACATCGTGTTGCGTAATGTCCCGCGTCGCCCTGGCTTCTTGATTGGAGGACAACAGCTCGAGGTTCTTGCAAATGGATGACCTTGAACTGCTGGTCAACGGCATGAATTACGCGGGATGGACCCAGGTTGGAGTAACACGCGCCGTCGATGCTTCCTCTGGCGCGTTCACTGTGACCCTTACGGAGCGTTGGGAAGGGCAAGAGGGCAGAGGCGCTCAAGTTGAACCCTGGCCCATTCTCCCTGGCGATAAGTGCGAGGTACGTCTCGGCGGAATAACGATGGTGGTCGGCTATGTCGACATCTTCAAGCCTTCGTTCAGTGCGGATGACCACACCATCAACATTCAAGGTCGTGACCGGACATCGGACCTGATCGACTGTAGTGCCGTGCACACGCCGGACGAGTGGAAGAACATTGACCTATTGCGCTTCGCCCAGGTCTTGGCCCAGCCATTCGGCGTCGGCGTTTCGGCTGATGTACCGGTGGGCGCTCCATTCACGGTCTGCAAGCTGCAGCAGGGCGAAACAGCGTTCGAAGCAATTGAGCGTTACGCCAAGCAGAGACGCCTATTGCTGACGACGGATGGCGCCGGCGGCCTACTGATCACGCGGGCGGGTAACAAGCGAGCCACCGTTGGACTGGTTCAGGGTGAAAACATCCTCAGTGCCACCGGGATCATCGATCACAGCCAGCGTTTCCGCAATTACCTGGTTAAAGGGCAGGCTGGATACAACCCAAACAGTGATGGAGGAACTGAGGCGCATGTCGAGGGCGGGGCAAGCGACAGCGGAGTCAGGCGTTATCGACCGATGCTGATCGTCGCTGAGTCCGGTGGATCGAACGGCAGCGCCCAAGAGCGAGCTACCTGGGAGGCCAACAGCCGGCTGGGAAAATCAGCTTCCGCCTCCATAACCGTCCAGGGCTGGCGGCAAAGCCCGGGCGGGCCAATCTGGGAGCCAGGAATGCTGGTGCAGGTCAGGTCGCCATGGTTGCGCATGGATGGGCAAATGATTATTCGGCAGGCCACCTACGAGCGTGGGGAGGGCGGTACCACTACCAAGCTCGACATCGTCAGCCCGCAAGCCTTTTCGCCGGAGCCTCCTGATTCGAAGAAAGCCAAGGCAGGGAAAAAGGGCGGTCGGAATATTTGGGCGGAAGCCATCGGGGAAGAGGACAAAAAAGATGGGTAACCCAATTCGCGATCTCAGCAACCGCGTGATGATGATGTTCGCCCGTGGTGTTGTGCGCCGGGTCACCGACACGAACGGACGGCAGCAGTTGCAGGTGGAGTTGCTCAAGGACGAGCTGCGAGACGATATCGAACACATGCAGAACTACGGATTCACCAGCCACGCAAAAGGTGGTGATGTGGCCGTGGCCTTCATTGGTGGTAATCGCGAGCAGGGCATAGTCCTCGCCGTCGATGATCGCCGCTACCGGCTCGTCCTGCAGGCTGGAGAGGTCGCGATGTACGACGATCTTGGCAACAAGGTCGAGCTGCTGCGCGACATGGTCAAGGTCACGGCCGTTCAGCATGCGGAAGTTCAAGCCCCGACCATCAAGATGATCGGAGAGATTGAGATGGTTGGTAACGTAAAAATCCAGGGGAATATTGATTCCACCGGCACCGTTACAAACAACGGTAAGAACATCGGCAGCACTCACCAGCACGGTGGCGTGTTGTCTGGACCTGCGAACACGGGAGCGCCCATTTAATGGCTGACGCCGCAATGGTAATGACCGAGTTCGGCGGGGACCTGGTGCTGTTTGGTTTCGACCTTGAGCGCGATGACGGTCTTGAAACTGCCGTGATCATCAGTCTATTCACCGATCGCCGCGCTAGTGCTGAGCAGATCCCGCCCGAGTATGAGCAGGACGATTTGCGCGGTTACTGGGGTGACATCACAAATGTCTCAGCGACCGACCAGACGGGCTCGCTGCTCTGGCTACTTGCCAGGGAGAAAGAACTGCCCCAAACCCTTAGCCGAGCTGAGCAGTATTGCCGTGACGCCTTGGCCTGGATGATTGATGACGTGGTGGCCACGACGATCGAGGTCGCCGCGTCATATCACTCGCGCGGCGTGATGCTGCTTGTTATCGACATCTATCGCCCGACCGGCCCGGCCGTTCGCTACCGATACAACTATGAATGGTCGGCGCAGGCCGGCAAGAGGGCTGCCTGATGCCATTTGCTAGACCAACCTTGCCTGAGCTCATTGACCGGGTTACCACCGACATCAGCGGCCGCGTGACCGGTGTCCAAAGCGCAGTGCTGCGCCGCTCACTGCTGGGGATTCTCGCCCGGTCTGAGGCGGGCGCGGTGCACATGCTCTATGGCTTTCTGGAGTGGGCGGCCAAACAGGCGATCATCGACACCGCCGAAAAGGAATACCTCGAGCGCTGGGCAGCAATCTGGAAAGTATTTCGCAAGGCCGCTGATTATTCGACCGGTGCCGCGCTGCTAGCCGGCGCAGTCGGTTCGACGCTTCCGGCCGGGACGATCCTTCAGCGGCAAGATGGCGTGCAGTACCGCGTGCTGGCCGATGCGGTCTTCACTGATATCACGCTCCAGCCGACTGTTGTCGCCGTAGAGGCTGGTGCCGCTGGCGATGCCCCAGCCGGAACGCCACTGTTTCTGTTGTCTCCAGTAGCCGGCGTTCAATCGACCGGCTCTGCTGCCACGGATATTGATGGCGGTCTTGATGTTGAGAAGGACGACCAGTTGCTCAGTCGGCTACTGAAGCGTATCAGGCAGCCGCCACATGGAGGTGCAGCTTCAGATTACGAGCTTTGGGCTCTTGAGGTGCCAGGTGTCACCCGTGTATGGGTTTACCCACTTCAGATGGGCGCCGGGACTGTAACGGTCTTGTTCGTCTGTGATGGTGAGGCCGACATCATCCCGGACGCGGCGAAGGTCGCAGAGGTTCAGGCCTACATTGATGCGCGGGCCCCGGTGACCGCCGAGGTGTTCGTCGCGGCTCCTGTGGCGGATCCGCTCAATATGGCGGTGAAGCTGTCGCCCAACACGGCGGCTGTCCAGGCTGCAGTCCGAGCAGAAGTCGCCGACCTGATTGTGCGCGACTCGAAACCCGGCAGCCCCATCTACATAAGCCGGCTCCGCGAAGCTGTTTCTATCGCCGCTGGTGAAGCGGACAACCAGATTACGGCCCCAACTGCGGACGTTGCGCACGCCACCGGACACATGGCAGTGCCCGGCACCATAACCTTCTCCAGCTTTTAAGGAGGCGTAATGCCGACAGCTGCCGACTACCTGGAGCAGCTGAAAACGCTGCTGCCTCCGGGACAAGCATTCCCTCGTGAATCTGGTACCACGCTTCACAGCCTGCTCGACGGCATGTCAATTGAGCTGGCTCGGGTAGATGGCCGGGGCGAAGCGCTTCCATTGGAGGCCAACCCATCCACCACCAGCGAGATGCTGAGCGACTGGGAGAGGGTCGCAGGCCTCCCCGACAAATGCTCAGGCGTTCTGGAAGAAACGCTGCAAGGCCGGAAGAACGCCTTGCTGGCGAAGCTATCCAGCACTGGCGGGCAGTCGGCGGCTTACTTCATCGAATTGGCGGGTGTACTCGGTTACACGGTGACCATCGAAACGTACCGGCCGTTCCGGGCAGGCCTCTCGCGCGCAGGCGATGCGCTTACCAACGGTGACTGGGCTTTCACCTGGTTGATCCGTGCTCCTGAAACATCGGTTATTTCGTTCCGCGCAGGGGTTTCGGCCGCGGGCGAGCGGCTGCGCACCTGGGGTAACGACACCCTCGAATGCAAAATTAATCAATTGAAACCGGCGCATACGATTGCGCTATTCGCCTACGGAGAATGACGCATGCACAGAATTGACGGCCCTGGGGCTACGGTCGATAACAAGTTCACCGAAGGGGATCCGGTTGGCGGCATTCAGGCGACAGTGGTTACGGACGACTGGCTGAATGATATCCAGGAGGAGGTGATGAGCGTCCTGTCCGCCGGCGGAGTCACGCCTGTAAAAGGCACCCAGGATCAACTCCTGCAGTCACTCTACAAGCTACTCCAGGTTCAGAAGGCCACTGCGTTCATCGCTGCTGGCACCGCAACTGCGCTGACCCTCACACCATCACCGGCAATCTCTGCCTACGCAGCGAATCAGCGCTTCACTGTGAAGTTCCCTGTGAATTCAGGCCTGAACCCTACGCTGAACGTTTCCGCCAAAGGGGCCAAGAACCTGAAGCAGTACGACGCCAGCGGCGCCAAGGTCGCTGCGGCATTTGCTGCTGATCAAGTTGGAGATGTTTTTTACGATGGAACGGACTTTGTCCTGCTTGATCCATTGCGCGGCAACTCGCAGGCGACAGAGGCTGTACTCGGTAGCGTGAAAATCGCAACTCAGACCCAGGTGAATACAGGGACCGACGACACCGCGGCAATCACACCGCTCAAGCTCGCGACACTCCGCGCTGCAAGTACGATTGCATCCTCGCCCGCGACCATGACGGCGGCAGGATTAATTACGCTCCCGCACGGGTTTGGCACTGTCCCTAGCAGCTTGGTAATTGAAATCATCAACTTGGTTGCAGACGTCGGTTATGTTCCAGGCGAAATTGTAGAGATATCTGCAAGTGGTTCTGGCGACGGCGGCACATCGTCTGTCAGCTCGCCCAACGCCACTTGGAAGGATGCGACAAATGCTTATCTAAGAGTCGCTGCACTTCCTACCAACATCACAAACAAGACAAACGGCATTCAATCGGCAATAACATTTGCCCGCTGGCAAATAGTTTTGAGGGCTATAAAATGAAAGAAGAAAACAAAGCTGCCGAGTTGGGCGCCCTTGTTCTTGCGATGGTCTGTGCCGCCGATGCCGAGGGCAACTACCTCGGCTATTTCGCCGAAGGGCACGAACCGGAAGGATCGTTTATTACGCCGATAGCACCCGCCGATGCTCGCCAAAAGTGGGATGGTCAGAAGTGGCTAGAGATCGTCTATACCGACGAAGAAATGATCGCCACGTACCGCCGAGACATTCAGGGGTTCATGGATGCGAAGGCGCAAGAGCATGGGTATGACGACATTAAAAACGCCATTACCTATGCTGACGAGCCCGCTGTGCCGAAGTTTCAGGCCGAGGGGATCGCCTTCCGCGCTTGGCGTTCTTTGGTATGGGCACATACTTACGACTTAATGGACAAAGTACTTTCTGGGAAAGTGCCAGCGCCGACCAGCCAGGGTTTGATTGATAGCCTGCCCAGGCTGGCAATGCCCTGATGGCTGGCATTGAGGGCTGCATCGCAGAGTGCGTGCGGCGCTGATGCTTCCGATCTTTACTCCTAGCTACGGACCAGTTCACCAACGCACGGCTCCGGGTTTGCGTTGGTGAAATGCTGAGCAGTTGTGCTTATCCAGTCGTTAAATCCAAGCTGTCACGCTGAAGAAAGCCAACAGCCTATAAGAAGCGGGTGATCCAGCGTAACGCCAGCAGCGGTTCGACCTTGAAGTACAAGCGGGTTGCGCCCTAAAATGTCTTTGGTTAATGCCTATCGCCTAGCTGCTTTTTCTTTTTCGATAGTTTCAGTGAATAGTGGGGCGAGTAGACTTGCTCCAAACATGTTTAGGTGGTCGTCATCGAAGTAAACGGGCGACCCATCAATATCTCCCCAGCATCTTTCTGTTTTACACAGGATTGTTGTAGGGTCTATCAGCGTTATTCCGCATTGTTTGGATGCAATATCTAGAGTCTCTAATACGAATTGGTGGCGATCAAAGTACGCTTGAGTAGATATTGAGGTCCTTTGATGGCCGCCAAATATCATGCTTCTTCCCATGATTTTTGCTGATTCCAGTTTAAGCTCTGGTATCGGTAGTAACATATAAACTTTGTGATTTTTTGCTAACTCGCATGAAGCGTCAATCATGCCTCTTCGCATTTTCATTGCGAATTCAGCAGTGCCAAAATTTGAGCCTCCGAAGCTTGTGCTTGCCGCTCGATCGGCCTGCTCTTTGTTATGCTCGTTGGGACCGCTAAGATAAAGGCTGTAGCGATTCGCGATGTAAATTGGAATGTCCTTTGGTATTTTTTTAGCTTTCTCAATTAACCATGAGTTGAACTGGCTGCATTGATAGTTTTTCATTGTGCTTTCTATTCCGGTCGCAATTGGGCACGCACTTGTCGTCCATTGGAGCACATCCGAATCGGGGAGAGATAATTTTAGAGCGCTGACCACAGACATTGCATGACTGTCACCGATTATCACTGCCCCTAATTTTCCGGTATTCCCGTATACACACCCAGAGTATTCTGACTGCCCTGGCTTTTGATCAAACACGCCTGCCGCACATTCGTACCATCTCGGGTTTAGATCCTTGGCCGCATTAAATACAGTTACAACTTCTGGTTTAAATCTACTCGGATATCCGTTGGTGTAAATCAGTACTGCGCCAGGTATGGATACAATCAGAGCAGCAACTATGAGTGCTCCCGCGCCGGCCCACCTTGAGATGCTGGTTAGCCTGCTTCGAGAAGGGCTTTCAATGTATCTGTAGGAGATCCACCCAAAAACCAAGGTAAGGATCAAAGCGGAAGCAATTGCAAATGGCGTATCTTTGATCTGGAAGTAGATGAGGGCAACACTAAACGGCCAGTGCCATAAATATATTGAGTACGAGCAGTTTCCAAGCCACTGCGTCAGCTTTGAAGCGGTGAAAATCGAATCGTCTCTAGCTGCTATTAGCACTAGCATCGTAGCTGAAACTGGGAGCAGCGCCTGCCAACTAGGCCATGGTGTGTCAGGACTGAATGCAATAATAGATATTGCTATTGCTGAGATGCCTAGCGTTTCAAGTGCTATTTTTTTTGGTTTGTTTAGGTCGATTTTTTGGTATGCGAGGAATGCTATTGCCCCGCCAAGCATTTCCCACGCTCTGGAGGGGAGTAGGTAGAATGCGGCGCTTGGGTAATTTTTAACTAGGGCAATTGATATTCCTAGCGACATAGCAATTCCGGTCAATATAGCCGCTGATATAAATAATTTATTTGGTAGTATCTTCCATAAAGTTGACAGAACGATTGGATATATTAAATAAAATTGCCACTCGACCGATAGCGACCACGTGTGTAGAAGTAGTTTTTCCTCAGATGCTGAGTCAAAATAACCGCCCTCTCTCCAGAAGACTATGTTTGATATGAAGAGAATTGAACTTCCTACGTGCTCGCCTAGTGAGCTGTACTCAGCTGGGGATAAGAGGAACCATCCTATAAATAAGACGGAGGCGCATAGGCATATTAAGGCAGGCAGTATTCTACGGGCTCTAGATAAGTAAAAATTAACTATTGAAAATTTTTGTTTTGTGATTCTGCTTTTTTCCAATGATCCAATTATTATGCTGGTCATAAGAAACCCGGAGATAACAAAGAATATATCTACGCCAATGAAACCGCCTGAAAATCCATATATTCCAAAGTGGTAAAAAACTACAGAGACTACCGCCCACGCCCTTAGTCCATTTATATCCGTTCGAAAGTTGCTTGCATCGTTACGCATAAAATCCCTTTACATAGGGTGGTTATGTCAAATTGATATCGCGCTGAATTCTACAGCGAGTAGTAAAAAGTTTCATTTCTAATGCAAGCGGATTTTATCTGCTTTGTGAGCACAACCCCACCCACCATTAGCGGGTATTTTTGTCTGGAGAGCCTCATGCCGATCACTGAGCAGCAGTTGCTGCAGATCCTCCCGAACGCCGGCCGCCAAGCCGGCGTTTTTGTTCCTGCGCTTAACACCGCCATGGGCAAGTACGGGATCGTCTCGCGATTACGTATCGCTGCATTCATTGCCCAGGTCGGGCATGAGTCCGGCCAGTTGCGCTGGGTTCGCGAGATCTGGGGGCCGACGGCACAGCAGGCCGGCTATGAGGGGCGCGCCGATCTGGGCAACACAGTGAGGGGTGACGGCTCCAAATACCGGGGGCGAGGCCTGATCCAGATCACCGGCCGTGCGAACTATGCTGCATGCGGGGAAGCCTTGGGCCTGGACCTGATCGACAATCCGGTGCTGCTGGAACTGCCCCAGCACGCGGCGATGTCGGCGGCCTGGTTTTGGTCTACTAAAGGATTGAACACGATGGCGGATCAGGGCCAATTCGTGAAGATCACCCGGCGTATTAATGGAGGGCTTACCGGTCAGGATGACCGTCAGGCTCTCTACGATAAGGCGCTGCAGGTGCTTGGTTGAAACGCCAACCATCAGTCGTGCTGAGCTATCCTTGTCATTTTTCCAGCGAGGAACCGACATGGATGGCATGACGCTCAGCCCAAAGATCGAGCGCGAGGCTGACAAGCTTCTGGCGCAGATCTCCCGGGCGGACTCGATGATTGTTGCGGCGAAAGCTGGCGCCAGGGCAGAGGGCTTCGTGCTGGGCCTGGAGTCGGCCGGTGCTCTGACAGGGGCAACAATAGACCAGCTCTACGTGATATTTGACTCGGCTACTGAGCAAAGGCTCAAAGCACTTGCCGAGTAGCCGTTGCTGCTGACGACTCTTTGAGATCACGCAGCTCGCCCAGCAACCGCTGATTCTCCCTGAGTAGGTGGTCGCGCTGGCCGGTAACCAGGTCGATCGGTCGAAAGCTCACGTTGTCAGGCTCCCGATCGTTCATGGTAGCTATGCGCTCAAGTGCTTTCGCGAGCGCCGCTTCTGTTGAGGCCTTGCCGGTAGCCAGCAGGTCGTTCATCTGAACCAGGCCGGCGATATTGGCTCGGGCCTTTTTCAGCATCACCTGTGTCTGCACCAGTTCGTCCTCGAGCAGGGCGCACTGGTGTTGGTACATTTCCAGAGGCGTAGGGCAGCCAAGCCACGCTGAGATGTCTTCGTCGATATTCATTGTGGGAGCAAACTCAAATACTGTATGCGCATACAGTAGTCGAGGTGTGGCGGATTTGGGAGTGGTGTTCGTCGGCAGGACGCCGGGGATGGTTACTACTGTAGGAATATCCAACGCTAAGTTGTTGATTCTTATAGAGCGTATTGTGTGTTTTGGATACATGGAAAACGAGTGCATTTTCCTTATACATCAACTACTTGCATGGGTTTCGTGGTCACCTTGACATGGTGTGAGCCTAAAGCCCTTCGCGCTAGGCGAAGGGCTGCCATGCTTTTACTTGCCGAGTTTCTTCCGGACGTCGACTACCATCGGACCGACCGCCTTGACCGCGGCCTTCAGCTGATCTTCTGTCACGCCAAACTCTTTGCACCAGTACTTGACCTCCCACGCCTCGGACGTGTTCACGCGTGCGCGGTCTTGCGGTCCACGGTTTTGCAGATCATCGGCCATCTTTGTATTCCTTTTGGGGCCTGGGGCAGTCCAAGCAAAACCAGCATAGACCATGGTGGGCGAATTGCCGGGCGAGCGGCAGTTCTGCGCAAAACCTCTGCTGCAAGCCACGTCTTGTCGTTTGCATAGGCACAAAAAAACTGATGGTTCGCGGCCTGTGAATAGGCGCTTTTACCTTTTAAAACAGTCAGTTAGATCGCTACAGTCCCCAGCATGGGGTGCTAGGGGTCGAGTGTTCGAATCACTCCGTCCCGACCATATAATTCAAAGGGGTCGCGAGATTAATCTCGCGGCCCCTTTTTGTTTTTAACGTGTTTACCTTTACAAGCCATTCCGGGCCTCTTGAATCTTTCGAGTCGGATGATTATGACCCTGAGGTTGATCCTTCAGGACTTGTACGTCGTCAGCGTGCCCGATGACACGGCTATGGCGCTTGTTTTCTCGGCTTACGGTTAA